TACATAGTAAGGCAAGAGGTTACAGATGAATTATGGCAAAAACACTTGGCGGGCGAGGGTCCGTCTCTTGGGATTATTCCTATTAGGGCTGATAATACTACTAAGTGGGGATGTATTGATATTGATAGTTATCCTTTGGATCATACTTCTTTATTCAAGAAAATCAGACGATTAAAATTACCATTAGTATATTGTAAATCTAAAAGTGGTGGTGCACATTTATTTTTATTCCTTAAAAAAACAATTGCATCAAAATTAGTTAGAAATAAATTAGTAGAAATATCTGCGTCAATAGGACATTCATCGTCAGAAATATTTCCAAAACAATCTAGCATATCATTAGAGAAAGGCGATCTTGGTAATTTTTTAAATTTACCATATTATAATGGCGATAAATCAGTGCGCTATGCCTTAAGAGAAAATGGAACAAAAGCAACAATAGAAGAGTTTTTTGAGATATGTGGAAAAAATATTGTAGACGATTTAGATAAAATAGGCGCAGAACAAGCAGAAATAGTTCCGGATGGACCACCTTGTTTACAAGCTTTATGTAGTCAAGGTTTTCCACCTGGTACACGTAATAATGGTTTATTTAATATTGGGGTTTATACCAAAAAATTTGATCCAGATAATTGGGAAAAATTACTAGAACAATACAATCAAAAATATATGAAACCTCCTTTGGATCACAAAGAAGTTGCTGTAGTAGTTAAGAGTTTAGATAAGAGTTATCAATACAAGTGCAAGGATCAACCTATTAATTCTTTTTGCAATGTTAATGTTTGCAAGACAAGAAAGCATGGTGTTGGCGCAGAAAATGTATCACAACAATTAGGTGCACTATCTAAATTAGAAACAGAACCGCCAATATGGTTTTTAGAGATACCTACAGATGATAATGAAGATGATCTTAAAATACAATTAACAACAGAAGAATTACAAATACAAACAAAGTTTCAGAAGAGGGTTATGGAAGTATTAACCATGATGCCTCCTTTGATGAAAGCGTCTGATTGGCAACAACTGGTTAATTCAAAGATGGGAACAGCTTTAAAAATTCCAGTGTCAAACGACGGATCTGTGTCCGGTCAATTTATAGCTCACCTCCAGGAGTTTTGTACTGGCCGGGCGCAGGGACAAATCAAAGAAGACATACTATTACGTAAACCTTACACCGAAGATAGTATGACATATTTTAGACTTCAAGATTTACATGCATATTTAATAAGAAATAAATTTACACATTACAGCAATACAGGACAAATTATTGCTGAATTACGTAAAATAAATGGAGAACATAAATTTTGGAAACTTAAAAACAAAGGTGTTAACACATGGGGTGTGCCATCTTTTGATATACAAGATTCAGAACACGAAGTTAGGAAACAAGATGTCGTACCCTTCTAATTACAAATACGGATATATAAGAGAAGACGGATATATATTCAGTGGATGGAAACGAAGAAATGGAAAAGTTACACCTAATTTTAGAAATCCAAAATCATTTAAAAAACAGGACGAAGATTCTAAAATTAGAAAACAAATAAAATATTGTAGGCATAAAGAGATTGAAAATAAAATTAAGACGGACAGAGGATGTTTTTATTGTGGAAAACATTTTAAAAATAATCCAGAAGTTTTTGACTGGCACCATCCAGATCCTTCTATAAAGGAATGTGATGTTTCATCCATTAATGGATCCAGTTACAAACAGTTTGAAAGAAAGAAAAAAGAAATGGAAAAGTGCATAGTGGTATGTTCCAATTGTCATAGAATAGAAACTAAAAGGATTAGAGATGCCGGAAATTAATATTATATTAGGACCACCAGGAACAGGGAAAACACATAATTTGTTAAACCTTGTAGAAAAAGAATTAGCAAATGGCACACCACCAGATCGTATTGCTTTTGTAAGTTTTACAACTAAAGCAACTAACGAAGCACGTGATAGAGCTAAAGCTAAATTTAATTTAACTGATAAAGATTTTCCTTATTTCTGTACATTACATGCATTTGGTAAAAGACAAATGGGATTTACTAAATCAGAAGTCATGGATAAAAAAGATTATGCAGAATTTTCTGATAAGTATGGTGTAGATTTAAGAAAAGTGACATCTGATTGGGAAGACAATGGTGTTATATCTACTGATAATAAATTTTTAAGAGATATAAATAAGTCTAAAATGCAATGCATGGAGTTACAGGATTATTATAACACATCTAATTTAGATTATGCATGGGATGAATTACTATGGGCTTTTCGTTCATTTGAAGATTATAAACATACATACAATAAATTTGATTTTACAGATATGCTAACACAGTATGTAGCGTTTGGTCCTACACCAGCTCTAGATGTGGTGATAGTTGATGAAGCACAAGATCTTACTAAATTACAATGGAACATGTGTGAAAAAATATGGAAAGATGTTAAAAGAGTTTACATAAGTGGCGATGACGACCAAGCTATATTTAGATGGGCAGGTGCAGATATAGAACACCTTATTAATATGAAAGGTAATGTAAGTGTGTTGAATCAATCTTACAGATGCCCAGTAGAAGTACACAAAGTTGCACACGATATAGTTACAAGAATAGGACAACGCAGAGATAAGGAATGGAACCCACGTGATGTAGAAGGTGAGGTAAGATTTCATGCTTATCCTGGTGGAGTTGACATGGCTGAAGGAAATTGGCTAGCACTTGCAACTTGTAGTTATATGTTAGATGATTTAGAAAATGAATTACGATATCAAGGATTACCTTATACCATTTATGGTAAATCACCTGTTAAACAAGATCTTATAAAAGCTGTTAGTGCATGGAATAGATTAAATGAAAATCAACAAATATCATACAATGAAGTAGCTGCAATATATGCTAATTTAAAAAGTGGTGTTGGTGTACAAAGAGGATATAAAGGTTTAAAAACATTAGAAGAAGAACAAGTATATGATGTAGAGTCATTGACTATGAATCATGGTTTGTTAAATGCAGGTATACCTTGGGATATAGCTTTTAACACAGTGGGTGAAGCAGATAAATCATACATAATGTCACTAGAAAAACATGGTGGATTAGGAGTAGAACCTAAAATTAATTTAAGCACTATACATATGGCTAAAGGTGGAGAGTGTGATAACGTTATGCTAATGACAGATTTATCTCGTGCAAACAAAGAAGAGATGGAAATAGATTCGGATGATACGAATAGAGTATTTTATGTAGGCGCAACTCGTGCGAAACAATCCTTACATATAATTAACCCACAACAAGAGAGAGGATTTATCATATGAGTATGAGTAAAGAAGAAATATTAGTGAAAGCTAATCAGCTTATTTCTAAAGATAGAAATGAAACACATGGAGATGCATTTAAGAATCATGCTGAAATTGCAGAGTTTTGGAATATATTTTTAGATAGCAAATTAAAACCAATGGCTAACATTACAGCACAGGATGTCGCCATAATGATGATATTGTTAAAGATATCTAGAAGCACACAAGGTGAGAAGTTTAACATTGATAACTTTATCGACATGGTGGGTTATGCAGCAATAGCAGGAGAAATAGGCGATAATGGATCTTTTTAATCAAAACGAAGTAAAAGCAGAATGGTTACACCCCACGGAATTCCCTTCTATGAAAGGAAGGGATGTGGTGGCGATAGATTTAGAAACATGTGATACAGATTTAAAGAAAAGAGGTCCAGGATGGCCTAGAAAAGCTGGAATGGTCATAGGTATTGCCCTTTCTAGTGGTGATTTTACTGCATACTACCCAATTGCGCACGAAGGCGGTGGAAATATGGACAGTGATGTTGTCATAAAATATATAAAAGAGATATGTGGGGATGAATCTATACAAAAGGTATTCCACAATGCCCAATACGATATTGGGTGGCTCAGCGTGTTAAATATCGAAGTTAAAGGGTATATTCACGATACAATGATTGCTGCTGCATTGTTGAATGAGAATAGATATTCTTTTACTTTAAATAGCATGGTTGCTGAATATTTAGGTGAGTTTAAAAATGAATCTTTACTTAAAGCTAAAGCAGAGGAATTAGGATTAGATCCTAAAGCTGATATGTACAGAATGCACGCGTCATTTGTTGGGGAATATGCAGAGGCAGATGCCAAATTAACATGGCGTTTACATGAAAGATTTATAACTGAGATAGAGAAAGAAGATCTTACTAAAGTTTATGACATAGAATGTCGCCTTATTCGTGTTATATTTAATATGACTAAGCGTGGTGTGCGTGTAGACATGGAAAAAGCTTTTGGTCTTAAAAAGAAATTACTTAACAAAGAGAAACAATACTTAAAAAGAATAAAAGATTTAGTGGGGCAAGATGTACAAATCAACGCAGCTAGGTCTGTGGCCCAGGCATTTGACAGTGTTAATCTAGAGTATCCTAGAACATCTCTTGGTGCACCTAGCTTTACACAAACATTTCTTGAAACACATGCACATGAGTTGCCGCGTATGATAACAAAGGCACGTGTATTAAATAAATTACAAGGAACTTTTGTCGATGGTGTTGCAAAATATGTACATGAAGACAGGTTACACGCACATATAAATCAAATACGTGGAGATAATGGTGGAACTGTAACTGGTAGATTTTCTATGTATGCTCCTAATTTACAACAAATGCCTATTAGAAATGAATTTGGCTCTGAGATTCGTAAAATATTTATACCGGAACAAGGAGAATATTGGTTATCGGCTGATTATTCACAACAAGAACCCCGTATTCTTACACATTTTGCTATTCTTAATAAGAACGAAGGAGCAACAAATGTGCAAGAAGCTTTTATTAAAGGATTAGATTTTCATAAACAAACAGCAGAAATGGCTGGTATTGATCGTAAATTAGCTAAAACTATTGGTCTTGGTGTTATGTATGGTATGGGATATAAAAAAATGGCTATAGATTTAGACATTGCACCTATAGAAGCAAAAGAAATGCTTAAAGAGTTTAGAGAAAAAGTGCCCTTTATGCAGGGTATGCTTGAAGATGTAATGAACCGTGCAAACAAAGTAGGATCTATAAGAACTTATCTTGGGCGTAGATGTCAATTTAATTTATGGGAACCAGCTTGGTATGATGTAGATCCAGTAACAAAAAAACCAATATTTCACAAAGCTTTACCACATTCTGAAGCTTTAGTTAAATGGGAAAGAATTAAAAGAGCTGGCACATACAAGGCACTTAATAGATTAATTCAAGGCACAGCTGCTGACCAAACAAAAAAAGCTATGGTTGATGTTTATGAAAAACTAGATGTGATACCACTTATTCAAGTACATGATGAGTTGAATTGTAGTGTTAAATCTGATAAAGAAGCAAAAGAAATAAAAAATATTATGGAAACTTGCATTGACTTAACTGTACCATCTAATGTAGATTATAAAATTAAAGATAATTGGGGAGATGCAAAATAATGGTCACTAAAAAGAAAATAGGGTACAAAGAACAAGGAAAGAGCCGAGCAGCTAATCAAAAAGGTGTTGAAGGCGTAAAACCTGGTTTTGCCATTAATCATGAACAGATGGAATTTGAAAGAAGAAAACTTCTTGAAGAAATGTCTGCTAAAATGAGACCTAATAAAAAACAATTGAACATGATGGCTGCAGTAGCAGCTACAGAAGAACCTAAATATTTTAAAACAACAAATTTAACTAAGACTGGAAAACCAGCAGAATATGATAGTACAGAAGGAAAAGGTGAAGAGCGTAAACCTACCATGCGTATTTTATCATTAGGAGCTGGTGTTCAATCATCATGTTTAGCTTTGATGGCACAAGAAGGATTAACAAAACATAAACCAGACTACATGATTTTTGCTGACACTGGGTGGGAACCTAAATTTGTTTATGAACATGTAGAATATTTAAAGAAAGCAATAACGATCTGCCCTATTATTACTGTAGAGAGAGGAAACATCAGAGATGATCTTGTCAAAGCAGCGAACCCAATACCAGGGTCTAAAGAAGAGAGTAAGTCGTTTGCTGGTCGTGTACCAAACCCACCTTTGTTTGCTGCACGTCCTAATGGTGGAAGAGTGGGAATGCTTTATCGTCAGTGCACACATGATTATAAAGTTATTCCTATTCAAAAGAAAATGCGTGAATTATTAGGAGTTAAACCTAAACACAGAGTTCCTAAAGATGCAATAGTAGAACAATGGATTGGTATATCCACGGATGAAGCTATGCGTATGAAAAAAGCTAGAATGCCTTGGCTAACATCACGTTGGCCTTTAATTGAAATGAAAATGTCACGTGCTGATTGCCTGCAATGGTACCGTGATATAAAGAAACACCCTATGCCTGGTAAATCATCATGCATTGGATGCCCTTATCACCATAATGATCAATGGAAAAACATGCAAAAAAATTATCCAGAAGATTGGGAAGACGCATGTGATCTCGATGACAAGATAAGACACGGATTAAAAAATACAGAAACAGAATTGTTTTTGCATAAATCCGCTAAACCACTTAGAAGTATAGACTTCCAAGCACCTAACCCACAAGCGTCGTTATTTGGTGAAACATTTGATGAAGAATTTGCAGATGAATGCGAAGGTCTTTGCGGCGTATAAAGGAAAATAAAATGAAAGCAGAAGATATAAAGAAGAAAAGAGAAATGTTAGTGAAGCAACACAATACTCTTAAAGATAAAATTGATGAAGGTAAAACAGCTATTGCAAATATGCACGCACAGTTAAATGGACTTGTTGGTGCAGTGCAATTGTGTGATGATTTTTTAAATAATTCTGAAAAACAAGACCCTAAAACGGCAAAAATAGAATTAAATCAAGAAAAAATCAAATAATGGACGTTTGGGACCCTAACGAAGAAATAGCGGAAAACAGCCAAATAAAAAAGCTTGTAGAGCACCCGGTATCGGGCTTTAAGGCATGGAGTGGTATCATTGGACCCGGGATATTAACTGTTTTTTACTTTTTTTTGTTCTTTTTAGTATTATCAGGTTGTTCTTATTTTAAAAAAGAAAAAATAGATGATGGTAAAATAATTATAACTGATTTACCTCCACTTGAACCAGTTGTAGATAAAGTTAACATAGTTGCGTGTATTAAATTATTACCGGAATGTGATGCTTAACAAAATTAAAGATTATTTTTATTCTCTTTGTGAACACTATGGTGGCAAAGTCAGTGTGTGGGCATGGCACAAAAGATGGAACAAGAGAAACAAAAAGAGATACAAGCATGGCTAAACATGTATTACAATATTATTGGGAAGAAAGAAAAATATACCCATATGAAAAAACTAAGGCATGGTATTTTGGACCTAAATTAGATTGGATGAAAGAAGTTAAAGATGACAGCAAAAGAAAAACTAAAAAGATACGAACAAATACTAAACCAGATTGAAGATTCACAGGATAAATACCTGTGGCTCATGGACTTTGGAAAAAATAGTATGAAACTTGTGGAACAATTACGTTTGGACAGATTTCTTGTGCCAGGCTGCCAAACACAAACATGGTTAGTACCTGGTTTTATGGATAATAGAAAAATGCATTTTAGCGCTGATTCAGACGCACTTATATCTAAAGGCATGGTGTCTTTAATTGCCGATGTATTTAGTGGATCAACGCCAGAAGAAATAAAAAAATTTGACTTGCAAGAATTCGATAGTTTACATCTTGATGTGTTGTTAACACCTGGTAGACGAAATGGTGTACATGGTATGTTACAAACAATTAAATCATACGGAGAATAAATGGAATGGTGGGAAGCGTGGTTAGTCTTGATGGTAACCGTCAATACGGCACAAAATTTAGTGGTGTTCTTTAAGGGACGTAAATTTAAAAAAGATTAATCCCACTTAGCTTTGGCACGAAGAGACCATCTCTCAAATGCTGCTGCATCTATTTCTTTTTTAACCATTGTGGCACCAGCTGGCACCTCATTATATAATGCAATGACTTCACCATCTTTAATTTCTACTATACCTGGACCACAAAAAGCATCTTTATCATACCCAGTATTTTTCTTTTTAAGTAAACGTACTTCTTTCATGCAAGATGACAATGATTTCATAGGAACATATTGTGTCATTTGAGTTGCTTGGTCATTCATGTTACCAAAAACAAACATAAGAATTACGCTAATGACTTCCATTTGCCCTCACTTTATCTTCTAGTTTTTCTGTGTCTGAAATTAATTTTTCAATATCTTGTTGAGCTCGTTTTATATTTACGGTGTTACTCATCATACCTTCCATTTCTTCAGCCATAGCTTCTATCTGTGCTGCCATAAATTCTATGAGCATGTCCTGCTGACTATCTGCGGGCAAATTACCCATTTCACCACGAGGCCATTTAATTCTAAATTCAGTATTTTTTTCAACATCGGCAATCATTAGTTTACCA